TCCATTCCCTTCAAGTAGACGCACGTCGTAGCCCGGTGTCATGCCAAAAACCGTATTAACGCCCCAAGCCATCACACTCTGAAACCATGTTTGTTTCTGAGGTTCGGTCGCGCCTTGCGGTGCAACGGCGATGCGAGCAGGGTTTGCTAGCTTCGCCTCCCAATTGTCTTTGTATAGCGACGCGTGGTCTTTGCGTATGTACGCCCGCCCGACGCATCGCCACAGTGCAGCCTGCCAAGGCGCAATGCGACCCGACGGCGTGTGTAATACCCATTTACCGTCGCCCGGCGTAATGGGTAGTCGCCCCTCGGCGCTGTTATAATACCACTGGTTCTCGTTCCATATGTACTGCAAGTACTCGGGCGACAGTCGACACAGCACCGGGTACGCGCGACCGCGTACGGGTATTAGCTCGGCGATGCCAACGCCTAGTAAGAGCCCGTCGGCAGTGAGCAGCGCGAGCTCGCTCGGCGGTACCATTTCATCGAAGACGCTACGCACGTCGGCGTGCCCGGGCTCTAGTGCCCGTATGACTTCGGCGTCGCCCTGGAATTTCCGCGGCAGTCGTACGAGCCCATCGGTACGCGTCGACAGTACGCCCGACACGACGCCGTCGCGTCGAGCAATGGACATGAGTTGTGCGGCGATGCGTAGGTTGCCGGCGTCGGCGCTGTGCTCGGCGACTTCTAGATCGTCGAGGTACCAACGCGTGCGTGTCCAGGTCGGCAGCTGCAACTGACCGCCGAGCGCAAGCCGCTGCTCGGCGACGGCGACCGGGTCAACCTCGTTAGCAGGTCGAGGGCTCTGATAGGCGCTAACACCTAACAGGGCTTCTATTGCGCGTCGCGGGAGGTCGAGCAGTGCCACGCCGCATACAAACCACGCGCCGCCGCTCTATACACTCAACCGTTATGTTACGCCGACCGGCGAGTATCCTCTGACCAAGTCGCGGCGGGTATACCGTACGCCCGCTCGATACGGGCGACCGCGCTCGGCGACGGCTCGGTACGACCTGACAACCAAAGCGATACGCACGATCGCGACACGGCGCAACGCGCGGCGATCGCCTTGCACGTCGTAACCGCCGCGACCGCGCGCAGTAGTACCCGCCCGCGTGTCATGTCCTAAACGCCCGCTGCGCCGAGTACGGGTCAAACGTTACCGACGCCGGGCGCGCCGCCTCGACGGGTAAGTGCGTCGCCGCCCGTTCCGACGCCGATAGGTCGGCTGTTAGGCTAAGAGGTTCCCATGCTGATAATGCAGTAGCATCATAACGATCGGGGCTCCTGCCTAGCAGTACCCGCAATTTGTCCTTTGCTATGACTTTGAGCCGACCGTTTATGTGTAGCTTCCACTCCATGCTATGCAGCTCCTTTGCTAGCTTGGCGTCCTCGACGATCGCGCCGCCGCCGCGTATCCACGTGTCGAGGTTGCCCGTTAGCTCGTCGCGTGCCCGGTCGTACAGATCGGGTCGGCGCACTGCCTTGTCGGACCCACGCATGCTAACGAGCTCGTACGCGTTCGGGTGTTGGTCGAGGTGGGCGCGCAGTGTGCCGTTGACTTGCGCGCCTATCGAGCCGTCACGGTCGACTACAACCACGGGCGTTTCGTTTGGTAGCCCGTACTCGCGTATGATCAGCAACAGCTGCATCAAGTGCGACTCGACACTCAGCCCGCGCTGTACACGTAGCGCGAGCAGTTTGTACCCGCGTCGCACGGCGTAACACGTCTCGTCGCCTATGCCAGAATCGCCCGCTGGGTCGAGCCCGATGTACAGCCGCCCGGCGTCGGGCGTCTCGGGCCATCGCGCCTCGGCGGCGGCGATCGCATGCACGCTAAAGATCTTAAGCTCGTCGTGTAGCGCGTGCTCGCCTTTGACGCGGATACGATACAGCGGCGAGTCTTCTCCCCATTCTAGTTTCTTTTCCTCGACCCATTCATACGAGGCGAGCCCGGGTATCACCATACGTTGCTGTTGATAGTTGGGCGTTTCCTCCGACGATATACGCATCGTTTTATAGAACCGCTGCTTACTCGTGAACGCCTCGTAAAACTCGCCTTGGTTGCGCGTGCCCTGACTAAAGATCACGATCTTGGCGCCGCCCGCGCGGTTGCCGTCGATAGCTTCATAAATCAGGTCGTCGACGCCCGAGCCCTCGTCGACGATGTACAGGAGGTTGAGCCCGCTGATACCCGCGACGGCTTCCGCCTCCTTTGCCGTAAACCCGACAATCTCTCGGAAGTCGGGCGCTTTGAGCCCCGTGCGCGCGAGCTCGCCCTGCTCGCCCTCGATAAGCGTCGAGTGCGGGCAAGGGCGTTTGATGCGACGACCCTCGGGATCTTCCGCCTTGCAGGCAACGCAACGACCCGAGCGGGCCCGCAACATGCGTAGCTCGCGCCATAGGATCTGGTCTACTTGGCGCGACGTCGTCGAGGTCATTACGACCCGCGCGTCGGGAAACGAGCAGTAGTACCAACACGCCAAGCCCGCCGCGCTGTGCGACTTAGAGACCTTATGGCCCGACGCGACCGCAACGCGATCGTGGTCCCGTACCGCCTCTAATATGTCGCGTTGCCTCGACCACGGCTCGACGCCGAGTATCTCGCGAAAAAACGCAACCGGGTCGCGCTGGTACTTAGGGTTGGGAAACTGGACATGTAACGTGCGATCAATCTGTTTAGTCAGACTGTCGCCGAGGTCGTCGGCGAACGACGTATGTCGAGTCGCCGGTCGTTGCCATTTACGGCGAGTTACCTCGTACTCGGTCGTCGTCGTCGTCATGTGTCACCCGTGCGATCGCGTCGCGCACGGCAAGCGCCGCGGCAGGATGCGGCTCTAGTGCGTCGACGATCGCGCGTTTGAGTCTACGCCAAGCCGGGTGCTCGTACACATAACGATCCTCGGCGAGCTCCTGTGCTTGCTCTAGCCTTGCGCGTAGCGCGAGTACACGCGCCTCGGCGTCGCTGAGTCGTACGCGGTCGCTCGGCGCTAGCCCGACCTGTACCCGGTCGCGCCGCAACACGGCGAGCAGCGCGAGGCAGTCGGCGAGCGTCGACGGGCTCGACGTTGTCGCGAGCGGCTCGGGCGCGGTCGAGGCGTCGGTCGTACCGTCGGGTAGCACGGCGCCCGGCTTGACCGACCATGCGAGCGCCGGGATACCAAACGCCGACTGTATCTTTGCGCGCGCCTCGACCGACGGCATTTTGCGACCCGAGCGCCAATCGCAAATGCTGTTGAAGCTCCGCACGCCGAGCTCGCGCCCGATCGCCGCAACCGTACCCTCGACGAGGGTAAACATGCGTTGACCCTCGCTGCGCACGATCGGCGCGACCCGCCGAGCGTCGGCGGGCGCGGCGGCGATACCCGAGCCGCTCGGGTCGCTCATGCTTGATTAGTCGGGCTCGGTTTGAATGGGCTAAACACTTCGCCAACGCGTCGAGCAGCGGCGGCGGCTGTTTTGAGCTCTGTAACCTTACCCGCCGAGCGCGGCCCAAACAGCACCGGGTACTTGCGCTCTAAGAGCCATGCCGCCGCCTTCCAGTCGCCGCCGAGCGACGGGCGGGTTTTTGCCGCGTCGGTAATGGCCACGATCAGTTTGAGCGCGGCGTCAGCCTCGGCGGCGTCGAGGTCGGTCGCAAACGTCGCATACGGCTCGCGACCTGCTCGACCCATATCCAGCCAGTCGTTTAGGACTGATTCGGGTACGCACTGCCGCGCGGCGGCTTGCCTCGGGAAAAGCCCTCGCTCGACGTCGCGTACGATCGCGTCGCCCGTGTCGTCGGTAAACCTAACTGTTGACCTCGCCATACCATCACCTAACCAGCGTTATAGCAGCGCAACGAATGTAAGCACGCTCGCTGTTGTGACTAGGACGAGGCATACGATAGCTACAATGGTGCGTACTCGGGCTCGCTGGTTTGTGTCGAGGGCGTCGTTCATAGGTCGAGCTCGGCGGCAAGCAACCGCGCCTCGACCTCGTCGCCGAGCGGCGGCTTGGGTTGGTCGTAAACGACTCTCGCGCGCGACCGGATCAACAAGAGCGCTAGCAAGATACCCTCGTCGCGATCACGACCAAGTCGTGCCCGTCGTACAGCGGTAGCAAGTATCCTGCTAACGCTATCAATGGGCGCGATCGTGCCGCTCGCGAGCGCCCAAGGCTCGCCGAGCCAGGAAACGGTAAACCGCGTCAAGTCGCCGTCGTCGACGAGCAGCAACCTGTACCGCCGCCCGTGTACCTCGACCTCCGTTTGGCTTTGCATACACACTCCGTTGTCAACAAAGATTCATCGCAACTAATGGCAACACGGGCGTTTTTCTACGTTCCGTACTTTGCCTACCTGGCGCACGTGTGCGTGTTACACCGTACGTGTTGAAATGATACGCTTTTTTGGTGTCAAGCAAATTGCCCGGTTTTTGCGAGGGCC